AGACAGATGTTGAAGACGAAGATTTTCTTCTATCACTATACACATATGATAATGGAGATGAGTTTTTATCAACTATTTCTGAAGATGAAGATTATTATATCGTGCCCTCAAATTCCTACCACAAACTTGAATGGGATGAGATAGAAGATCACAGACGTTTTGAACAAACTGACGCAGATCTGAACTTTATAGGAACTCTTCGTTGGGAACAGGCTGAAGTAGTAGATAAATTTTTTAAACGTGGTAGAGCTAGATCAGGACTACTTCAAGCACCCTGTGGATGGGGTAAAACATTTACAGGATGTGAGATTATTTCTCGTAACAAAACAAAAACACTTGTATTAGTACATACTAAACTTTTATTTAGACAATGGATCGAAGAGTTAGAACGACAGATACCTACAGCTAAAATCGGTCGTGTAGGCGATGGATTATGCGATATACAAGATATTACTGTTGGTATTTATAAATCAGTCTATAATCGCAGAGATGAGCTTTCAGAGCGTTTCTCTATGATACTTGTGGATGAAGCACATCTATGCCCTGCTGAAATGTTTTCAACAGCTCTTAACTCGCTTAATGCTAAAATTAAAATCGGTATCAGTGCAACACCTAGAAGAAAAGACGGAAAGCATGTATTCTTAGCAGACTATTTTTCTCCGTTTATGGTAGAAGCTCGTGATCCAAGACAGTTACAAGACCCCGTTGTTCAAATTAAACGTACTGATTTCCGTTTCCCTGTTATTGACCCAAAGAGAGACTGGTCGCGCCAGCTGAACCAACTTTGCAAAAACCAAGATTACTTGGCTGCTATCGCAAAATTTGCCAAAAGTCAGATAGTCACCGGTCGTTGTCCCCTTATCTTAGGCGAGCGAGTTCAAATGTTAAAAGATCTTCAGGAAATGATTCCTGATAGTGTATGTCTAATTGGAGAATCAGATGAATCAACTAGAGAAGATGTTCTTCAAAATGTTGGAGGAAAATACAAAGCCGTCCTTTCAACCAAGTTATTCGATGAAGGAATCAGTTGTCATAGGCTTGATACTTTATACCTCACTTGTCCTTCTAATAATCCTATTAAGCTGGAGCAGAGGATTGGTAGAATTATTCGTGAGCACCCAGATAAGCAAGTACCTATGATTGTTGATTGGTGGTTATCGGGCGGTATAGTTGCTAGGCAACAAACTAAAAGATTACAGTGGTATCAACAACGTGGATATTATATACTTTAACTGGTATGAATTAGTATCAAAGGCAAGAAAAGATCAAACGGCGATATTAATCTTGACCTTTGCACAAACTTCATTGTATAATCCTTATACTACAAAAGGTTTAATGAAGGCTCTAAAAATAAATCATATACCTATACATTTATTTACAACTGGCTTACTGGAGCAGAAAAAAGAAGGGCTAGTTTGTAACTACAAAACAGAAGAGCCAATGAGCTATTTTAAGAATCCATATTTCTTAACTCAGAACGCTTCCGTGATACATAAAACAGAATACTTACAAATGCTTTCTATGCGTAGAATTAGTGAAGCTCAAGATTACATCGCTAAGAACTATATTAGAAAAGATTTGCAAAATCCCTTTGTATCTATCAAAGGAGATAAAATATATTTTTTACAAGAGTCCTCGGCTACGAGGAAATCCTACACTTAAGAACCAACGTTCAATAAAGGAGAAACAACTATGGTCGCATGGGATCAAGCCAAAGGCAAACAGTCTTCTGGCAATCAACAACGCAGAGAAATTGAAAGACTAACACTGGGAATCGGTGATACTAAAATTCGTCTTATTGGAGACGTAATGCCTCGCTATTGTTACTGGGTAGTAACAACTGAAGGTAAGAAGATGCCTGTTGAGTGTCTTCAGTTTAGTCGTGAAACAGAAACTTTTGATAACTCAGCCCAAGACCCTTTTAAAGAAATTGATGAAGCTATCTACTCTGATAAGCCTCAGTTCTCTTATGTGTGTAATGTAATTGATCGTTCAGATGGTAAAATTAAACTGTTTGATCTTCGTTCAACAATCTATTCTCAGATTGTAGATTATGCAACAAACCCTGATTATGGTAACCCAGCCAGCGATGACGCAGGTTATGATATCACAATCAAAAAAGAAAAGACAGGACCACTACCACAAAACGTAAAGTATTCTTGTCTTCCTGCCCGTAACAACTCACCTCTTACTGAAGAAGAAAAAGGTTTAGAGCTATTTGATCTTTCAAAGATCTACAAGCGTCAGACCTATGAAGAGCAAAAAGAGTGGTTACTGCAGAACACTTCATACTTCGCAGGAGATGTTTCTGACGAGTTTAAACCAGCAGAGGACGTGGATGACCTAGCATGAAGAAGTCACTCTCAGACATGACTTCGAAAGAAAAAGCACCGAAAAAATCTTTTGGTGCTTTTACTCAAGTTGAAGGCGGTCAAGCACAGATAGATCTAAACATTCTCCGTAAACATAATGTGTTTTTTGCGACACCTTGCTATGGAGGACAAGTCACAGATCAATTCTTTTTATCAATGTTTAGAATGTCACAAACATTTATGAGTCATGGTATTAACTTTAGAATCACTACTCTACGTAATGAATCTTTGGTAACTCGTGCTCGTAATATTATGACTGCAATGTTTTTAGAATCAGACTGTACTCACTTAATGTTTATTGATGCTGATATTGAGTTTGATTCAGAATCGATTTTACGTGCATTAGCATATGATAAACCAATCATGGCAGCCGCATATCCTAAAAAAGCCTTACCAATTCAGTATGCAATCAACTTTAAGTTCAAAGATCAAGCAACTAAACAGGTAAGGGTAGAAAACGGAGCAGTAGAAGTACTAGATGCTTCTACAGGATTTTTCCTAATCAAACGAGAAGTAATTGAAAAAATGATACAAGCTTACCCTGAGCTTCACTATCGTAATGATTCTAATATTGATCCAAAGTTCAATAAGTATTGTTATTCATTTTTTGATACTATCCATGATCCAGAAGACAATCGTTATCTATCAGAAGATTATACTTTCTGTCGTAGATGGCAAAAGATTGGTGGAGAAATATGGTTAGATCCTAACACTAAACTTAATCATGTTGGAGCATATACTTTTGAAGGAGATGTTTCAAAGATTATTAATAGAGGGGAAAGCTAATTCAAGACGTAGTTCTGACGTGTTACTAAGCACTGCGGAACTACGTTCCTCGCTGTGGCACTACGTGCCAACGCAATGACATATAAGGCAAGCCTTGTTCAACAGCTTTTCACCTGCGGTGTAGCGTTGTTCACTAGCTGTGCAACTAAATTAGCATATTCGAAAAGGAAACGCAATGACAAAAATTTTATGTTCTGCTGACTGGCATATCATTCTACACAAAAAGAAGGTTCCATACGACTGGCAAGTTAATCGATTCCGTCAGATGTTTCGTAAGCTTATCGCACTAGAGCAGAGCTGTGATGTGCATATTATAGCTGGTGACATATTTGATAAGAAACCAGAACCAGATGAAATCTGCTTATTTTTAAGCTATATCAATTCAGTCACAATACCCACCTATATCATACCAGGTAATCACGAAGCTACAAGAAAAGGAGAATCATTCTTTGAATATTTTACTCAGGAAAACGCTATCAAAAATGAGAACGTCACTGTATTTACTAGAAACGGACGTGCGAGTGTCGGGAATACTTCATTCTGTTTTTATCCGTATGGTGAGATGCAAACGGATAATCTACCAGAGTATCATGAAGGCGATATCATGGTTACACACATTAGAGGCGAAGTTCCACCACATATCACAGCAGAGTATGACTTTGATAAACTCAAACCGTGGAAACTCATTCTTTTGGGCGACTTGCATTTCAATCATCGTTATCAAGATACAAATGCTTATTATCCTGGTTCTCCTCTAAATACTACATTTGACCGAGATGACAAGCGTGAGTATGGAGTAGACATCTACAACTTTATTGACGATCAAAACTATACTCGTTCATTTTACGACCTCAAGCTACCAAAGCTGTTGCGCAAAACAATTTCAGTTGGCGAAGAGATGAAGTCAGATGATGTAAACCATGTGATGTATGAAGTTAAAGGATCAGTAGACGAACTCGCTAAGATTGAAAACTCTGCGCTATTAGATAAAAAGATGGTAGAAAAACCAGCTGAAGATTCTACACTCGATCTTAAAGGCAAATCAACCTACGAAGAACTTGAAATCTATCTAAACCATATCAGGGTAGCTGATGTAGAAGCAGTGTTGAATGAATATCGATCTATCGCTTAATCGTGTCTACTGGGAATACATACAGAATCATTCATACCTTAGACCCGAAAAGAGCTATCTATGCTCGTCTTTAATTCCTTGTATCGGTGTAAGAGCCACAGTTCCCGTCTACAAGCGTCGTGGTAGATCATTCAAAGACGATCTCACAAAACTAGTAAAAGCATTTCATCAAAAACATAAAAGCTATCAATATGTTATTACTATGTCTGGTGGTATAGATTCTGAAGTAACTGCTGAAACATTTTATCAACTTGAAATTCCTTTTCGAGTATTAATACAACGATTATTCAAAGGAGCTAACGATCATGATATAATCTTTGCAGTTAAATATTGTAAAGATCGTAACATACCTTTTAAGGTTGTTGATCTATCATTAGAGAAGTTAAAAACTCATATAATCCCAGATGCCATCAAACATGGACAGTTTACTCATTCATATTCTCAAATTGCTCTCTGTAATCTATTCAACTATATAGATAGAAACAGTGAAATTATGATTAACTCAGGGCACAATCCTGATTTTCATAGAGGAATAGGAATCGGTTGGTGGGAAGATTCTCCTAATATAGTAAAGTATGCAATCGCTAAACACTATAAGTTTTTTACTTTTACATCGTTAGAACCTATCTTTTGTCATTATGCTGCTAACTTTGACGGTGATCAACCTGGAGACAAGAATAATGATTTTTTATACGAAGCATTCCCACATCTCAAAAGAAGGATCAAAATGACAGGTTGGGAAAAAAGTGATAATATTACAGTAGATTTAACA